ACGATTTACAATATTTACAAATGGCTAAAGCATCTGGAATTAAATCTGAAACATTTAATAAAGAAATAGATAAACAAATAGCTGAAGCAGTCATAGATGATAACGAAACTATGAAAACTATTAACGATGAAATAGATGCTGTTAGAACAGTTAGAGGTCAATTCCAGACAACCGAAGTAGAGGGTCAAACAGTTGGCGAAGAAGAAAGCTAAAACCAAGATACCAAAAAAATATTTATCTGGGTTAAAAGGTAAAAAAAGAACTGCACGAGCAAATTTATTAAAACGAATTAGTGCTTTGTATAAGGCAGGTGCAAGAATACCTATGGCATTATTAAAGAAAAGGAATAATTCTTAATGGCAGTAAAAAGGAAACCATTATCAGCTAGAGTTGTTGCTACGCTAAAAGCAAAAGCCAAAAAATCTAAACTATTTAATTTAACAGATTTAAAAGCTTCATATCGTAGAGGGCAAGGAGCCTTTTTATCAAGTGGCAGTAGACCAAAAATACCTATGAGTGCTTGGGCTATGGCTAGAGTAAATAAACTTATAAAAAGAGGTAAATCTGGTTCATTTGATAAAGATATAATAACAAGAGCCAGTAAACGTAAAAGAAAATGATGCTAATGTTATGGAGAAGCCAAAAAAAATATGTGTTATTTGTAAGGTGTTTTTAATAGAGGTTTTAAAAGACGTTTATAAATGTCCAGTATGTAGGGCAATAGTTAACGAAAGACTAGATGATAGGAAAAAAGATGGCGATTTATAGAGGAAGAAACGTATCACTTAATAAACCTTTTAGATTATCAACAACCGAATCAAAGCGTAAAAAATTTGGTGTCTATGTAAAAAACAAAGCTACTGGTAATGTTAAGAAAGTTACATTTGGTGCTAGAGGAATGACCATTAAAAAAAATATACCTGCAAGGCAAAAGTCTTTTCTTGCTAGAATGGGTGGTGTTTTAAAAGAAGTTAAAGGGCAAAAAACATTATCACCTGCTTATTGGTCAATAAGGGCGTGGAAAAAGAACTTTCCATTATAATATATGTCTAAAATTCTAGAAAAATTAGCTGACCAACATGAAGAACGAATTATTAATGTTCTTTATAAATTAGAAGATGATGTTATCAGAGAAGTAACAAGGGCAACTTCTGGTTCTTTAGTTTCACAGAGAATCGCTATACAACTACAACCTAAGATAAGAACAATCATTGAATCTACTTTTTTAAATGAAGCTGATTTAATAATTAACGAAGAATATAATAAAATAGCCAAAGTTGTACTTGATACATTTGGTGAAATGCCTATACCACAAAAATTTAAAAGTTTGACTGAAGTTGATTTAACAACAATTAATGCACTCAAAACACAATCGTTTTCTGGTTTTGAAGATATTGCAGAAAGATTTTTAAAAATAATAAATGATGAAGTTTACCAAAGCACAATAGCAGGAAGACCTTTTGATGATATGGTTAAAAACATAAGGCAACATATTAATGGTGTATATCAGAGGTCTAATACTCGTGAAATAAATGAATTAGTTGATTTTATTAACGAGAATAAATTTGATAATTCAAAAAAAGCACAAATAGAAGAAGCTGTTAGCAAACTTCATACTCAATATGCTTCAGATAGGGCAGGAAATAACCTTAGGAGATATGCAGGGCAAATAGCACACGATTCAGTTATGCAGTTTCATGGACAGTTTACAGTTGCAAAAGCTAAAGAATCAGGTTTAACTCATTATAGATACACTGGAACATTAGTAAGGGATAGTAGACCTTTCTGTCAGAATATGCTAAACAAGGTATTAACCGAGAAAGAAATTCGGGATATTTGGAACAACCAAGGTTGGGCAGGCAAATCTACTGGAGACCCTTTTATTGTAAGAGGTGGGTATAGATGCCGACATACTTGGATTCCAACAGACCCAGATTGGGATATATGAGGAGACATAGATGGAAGAAAATACAGTAGAGCAACCTAAAGAACAGATTGAGGAAACTCAAGTAAAAGAAGAAAAGCCTAATGCAGTATCTTATACAGAAGACCAAGTAACTGAAATGGTCAGAAGAAGATTGGCACAAGAAAGAAGCCAAGTTTATAAAAAACTAGGTGTTGAGGATTTGGATATAGCTGTAAATGCAGTTAAAAGCCAAAAAGATTTAGAAGAAAAGCAAAAGATACAAAAAGGTGAGTTTGAAGAAATACTTAAAAACAAAACTCAAGAGTGGCAAAAAGAACGCTCAAACCTTGAAAGTCAACTTAAAGATATTAAAATTAATAAGTCTTTATTATCATCGGCATCAAAGAATAAAGCTATAAACCCAGACCAAGTTGTTGAACTTTTAAAAAGTGGGATTAAGCTTAATGAAACTGGAAACGTGGAAATACTTGATAAATCAGGATTAGCACGATATAACAGTAATGGGGAACTCTTTACTACTGACGAGTTGGTGCAAGAGTTTTTAACACAGAACCCACACTTTGTTAGTGCTACACCTAGTGGCTCTGGTACAGTGTCAAATGTGGATAGGAGTGAACTCAATAAACCTTTAAATTTGAGTGATTTAGATATGAACAATCCATCGGATAGGAAAATGTATGCTGAATATAGAAAGCAAAGAAATTCCAAACCTAATACGATTGTTTTGAATAATTAAATGACATTAAATTTATAAGGAGTTAAAATATGTCTAATGAAACAACCAGTTCAACCATTTCGGAACTATACACCGAGATAGTTGCAGAAGCATTATTCGTTGCAAATGAGCAATCAATAATGAGAAACCTTGTCAGAAACTACAGCATTATTGGTGGTGGTAAATCAGTAGAAGTGCCGATTTATTCAGCAGTATCAGCGTCAGCAGTAAGTGAAGCTTCAGACCTTTCAAACACAGCTATAAACCCAAGTTCAGTTACTATTACAGCATCTGAAGTTGGAATTATGACAACACTAACAGACTTAGCAAGAAATTCAGCATCAAGAAATGTTGCAGGAGATATTGGCAGATTGTTTGGTGAAGCTATAGCTAAAAAAATAGATGCAGATTTATCAGCATTATTTACTGGCTTTTCAACACAAAAAGGACCAGGAGCAGGTGCAGAATTAACAATTCAAGACCTTTTTGAAGCAGGTACAGAGTTAAGAACAAACAATGCACCTCAAGCTTACTATGGTGTATTCCACCCAAAGCAAATCTTTAATGTTAAAAAAGCATTAACAAATACATTTGCAGGGTCAGCTAATATTCCAGACTTAGGTAATGAAGCTTTAAGAAATGGTTTTGTCGGACAAATCGCAGGAATACAAATATTTGAAAGTTCAAATGTTGCTGTAGATGGTTCTGATGACTCTATTGGTGGCGTATTCTCTCAAGATGCTTTAGGTTTAGCTATGATGCAAGACCTTAAGATTGAATCACAAAGAGATGCTTCATTAAGAGCAGATGAAATCGTAGCCACAGCAGTTTATGGAGTTGGAGAACTTCACGACAGCTATGGTGTAAAGCTAACAGCAGATAGTTTAGCAAACTAATTTAATTTAACTAGGGAGGGAAACCTCCCTTTTTATATAAGGTGTTAAAATGGAAACTGTTAAATTAATACATTCAAATGGCGATATTATTGAAAGATTAAAAATTCAATATGAACCTAATCAAAAAATGTGGAATCAAAGAGGTTGGAAAATTTATGACGAAACAATAGTTGTAAAAGAACCTATAATAGAAGAACCTAAAGTTGATACAGAGTGGCAACCAGAAGAAAAGCCAAAAAAGAAAAAATCCAAGAAAAAAGGGTAAATAATGGCTACAACTGAATTTAGTGTCGCAAATACAGATTTACAAAAAATCCAACCAGACATATTAGGTTTTGGTGTTACTGATTTTGCAGACCAATTACAATTTGCTGAAAATGATGTTTTAAGACGTATTCGTGAAGAATGGTGGGAAAGATATAGGCATCAAGTCAGATACAAAGATATTACTAAAGTAACATCAGTTGAAATGACAAATAGCAAGTTAACAAACTCACAATGGACACAATCAGTAGTTTATTTGGCTTTATGGAAATATATTTATCCAATATTGACTAAATGGCGTGACCCAGATACTGGCGAGGGCAAAGACACATTTCAAGTGCAATTAGACTTTTATCAAAATAGGTATGAGGAAGAATTTCAAGCTATTTTAAGAGATGGTGTTGAGTATGACGAAGATGGTGGTGGTACTGTTTCAGATAGCGAAAAAGAAGCCATACATCATTTAAGATTAGTGAGATAATGGAAATAACAGCAAATATAAATACTGTTGAAGTAACAAAATTTTTAAAAAATATTACAGCAAAACAAAAGGCAGTAATTAATAAAGG